CGATCCTTGAGGTTGAGAAGGTCAAGCGCAAGCCCTTCGCCTTCTTCGTCCCCCTGCCTACCCCGCATACCCCCTTCGGTGAGAACTTCGCTAAGTTCATCATCCCTACGCAGAACGCCCGTAGCGTCCTGATCCGGGGTATTCTCGATCATACCGTGATGACCAACAATCCACGGCTGATGATCCTGAATGGAACTCTGACCAATCCTTCGGAGATGCAGGACAATCGCCTTGGCGGTCTTGTGAATGTCCGCAGGATGGACGGCATTGCTCCCATCCCTCAGTCTCAGCTTAACCCCTTCGTCTTCCAGACTATCCAGCTTCTAGACGATGACAAGGAGGAGACTACTGGTATCTCCAAGCTCTCTCAGGGTTTGAACAAGGATGCCATCTCCAAGCAGAACTCTCAGGGTATGGTCGAGGGACTGATCAATGCCTCTATGACCCGCCAGAAGATCGTCGCTAGGCAGTTCGGGGAGTTCCTGAAGAACCTCTACCTTCTGATCTACGATACTGCTCTAGAGCATATGGATGAGCAGGAGTTCATCGAAGTCAGTGGCGGATGGGTTCCCGTCGATCCTACAACCTGGGAGGAGCGGAAGGACGTTACCGTTGACCTCTCCCTGGCACCCTCTGAGGCTGCCCAGGAAGCTCAGAAGTACCTGACGATTGACCAGTACCTCTCGGCTGATCCTAGGTTCGGTCCTCAGTACACCCCTGACAAGCGATACGAGGTCATCAAGCGCACCCTGCGTAAGTTTGGCGTGATGGACGTAGAGGCGATCCTTACCCCACCTGAGAAGGTCGAGCCTCCTCCCCCGAACCCGATGGAGCAGCTTCAGTTTGAGATGGCCAAGGCTCAGCTAGAGCAACTTAAGGCCCAGACTCAGGCCCTCATCATCAAGAACCAGATCGACGCTGCCAAGGTCGAGGGCGCCATCAAGAACGATAACGCCCGTCTGCAACTCGATACCGTCCTGGCGATGCACGAAATCGACATGGATACCCAGGAGATGAAGATGGCTAAGGCCATGCCTCCTGCAAGCAAGAAGGCTGTCGTCGCTCCTGACGGCTAACCTATAACAGGCGTTAAAGGTGACTAAAGAAGAAATGGTAATTCTTGGGGGGCAGTCCGAGTGGCTGCTCTCCAATGCTGCATTTCAGGCAGCCATTGAACAGTTCCGAGATAATCTTTCAGATCGGTTCTTTGCATCTATGCCTCAGGATACGGCAGAGAGAGAGCGTATCTATAATCTGCGTCTCTGCCTTGATGCCGTCATTGGCAATTTACAGAGCTTCGTAATGGCGAAGCATCACATTGAATCGGAGCAATCCACAGATGAATGAAGACACCATCCCGAACGAGGACGTGTCTAGCGTGGAAGTCGAAGAGACTTCCGTTGAATCTATCCTTAAGCGTTGGGGCGTGGACGAGGACACTCCATCCACGGACGTTGAGGATGACACTCCTCCCCAGGAAACTGAGGAGGCCGATGATGAACTCGTGGTTGAAGATGATCCTGAGGTCACTGAGGCAGACCCCGAAGAAACTCCCGCTGAGGAGCCTAAGACCAAGCGAGTCGCTGAAGAAGACGACGAGGTTGTGGTCAAGGTGGACGGCGAGGAGAAGCGGGTATCTGTAAAGGACCTTCAGCGTCTCTACGGTCAAGAGGCATCCCTGACCCGGAAGAGTCAGGAACTTGCTACTCAGCGTAAGGCTGCTGAGGAGCAGGGGCTTGTCGCCATGGCAGTCCTTGAGAAGATGTACCAGAAGGCAGCCGAGAAGGCTAAGCCCTATGAGAACATCGACTTGTTCAAGGCCAGCCGTGAGCTTGAGCCTGAGGAGTTCGATGCCCTCCGCGCTGAGGCTAACCGTGCCGTAGAAGAGAAGAAGTTCTACGAGCAGGAGCTTCAGGGCTTCGTGGGTAAGCTCCGCGACCAGCAGGAGAGGTACATCCGCGAACAGGCGGGTGTGGCTATCCAGGCCCTCAAGCAGAGCATCCCGAACTGGAATGACCAGACCTACGACGAGCTTCGGAGCTACGCCGTAGGGGCGGGGATGCACCCTGATGTCGTGAACCGCATCGTTGATCCGACTGCGCTCACGCTGATCCACAAGGCTCGCCTGTATGACCTTGCTAAGGCCAAGGCAGCCACCAAGACCCAGACTGTCTCAAAGGCAGTCCCTACCAAGACTTCGGCTAAGCCTTCTGCTGCCCCTGTGAATGGGCGAGTGCAGGCTAGTACCGAGAAGAAGGCATGGCAGCGGTTTGCTTCTTCTGGCGACGTTGATGACGCCGTTGAAGCCCTGGTGTCCCGCTGGACTAAAGATTAATCCCCAACGCTAAGAGAACTACATTATGTCTATTACTCATATCCGCACCTACGATCAGGTTGGCAAGAAGGAAGTGGTTGCTGACGTTATCAGCATGATCACGCCGACCAAGACCCCGTTCCAGTCGTCCATCAAGACCGAGAGCGTGAAGAACACCGTATACCAGTGGCTTGAGGACAGCCTCCGTGCTGTGACCGACAACGCCGTGCTGGAAGGCGCCGACGCTTCCGACGAGGCGACCACGCAGCCCGTGACCCGCGACAACACCACGCAGATTCTCACGAAGACCTTCCGCGTGTCGGGTACGGCTGACGTGATCAGCCTGTATGGCCGCGCCAAGGAGACGGCCCATCAGCTTATGAAGGCTGGTGAGGAACTGAAGCGCGACCTTGAGAACGCCCTGGTGGGCACGGGTCAGACCAAGGTGACTGGCGCTGCTGCTACGGCTCGCAAGTTCGCTGGCGTCCAGGCCATGATCGACGCTTCCACGACTGAGACTGCTCCTGACGGTGACGCTGGTACCGGCGGTGTGCAGCCCTCGGCTCTGACCGAAGACCTGGTTCTGAACGTCCTTCAGAAGATTTACAACGAGGGTGCTGAGGTTGACATCCTCATGATCAAGCCCGCCGACGCTCTGCGCGTGGCGAACTTCGCCTATCGCAAGACCTCGGGCAACGCTGACCGCACCCGTGAGGTTGGTGACTCCCGCAAGCTGGTAAACGTCATCGACGTTTACGTGTCGCCGTGGGGTGAGGTCCGCGTGGTCCTGAACCGCTTCATCCGCAGCGTCAACGCCATCGCCTACGATCCGGCGAACTGGCGTCTGGTGAGCCTGCGTCCGTGGTTCCGTCAGAAGCTCGCTGTGACTGGCGACTCTGAGCGTCATCAGCTTCTCGGTGAGTACGGCCTGAAGCACAAGAACTTCAAGGCTTCGGGTCTGATCGCCAACCTGAGCTAATTGGTATGGGGAGTCAGGGCAATTCCTGGCTCCCCTACCTTTATCACCCGTTAAAGGTACTTATAGATGATTCCTGCCTTTCGTGCGGGCGTGGGTGGTGTCTCTCAAGACGTGACCACTTCTGGCGCCTCTGCTGCCAACTCCACGAACTGCCCCGACGGTCGCCATGTTGCCCGTGTCGTGGGCGTGACTGGTCCGTTCCGAGTGGCCATTGGCCCGAACGCAACTGCTACCTCTACCAGCACCTACCTCCCCTTTGGTGTTCCTGAGTACTTCCTAGTCAACCCTGGTGAGCGTGTTTCGATCATTCGTACCGGCTCTACCGATGTGACTGTCAACGTCGCATTCCTTTCTCGGTAATAGAACATGCTTAAGCCCGGTCATCTCATTATGCCCAGGGGCACCGGCAATAATCGAATCATTGCTCCGGGCTTTCTCAGTGGGCTTGTTCCATTCACTCGTTCGCAGTCGTCCGTAGTTACTACTGCGCCTGACTCTAGCGGCGCCCAGGTCCAGTACTCTGCCAACGTGCCTAGGTTCATCGGAGCCTCTCGGGGCCTCCTCATGGAAGGCCAGCGGACCAACGCCATTACCAATCCAAGGTGTGTTGGGGCTGTTGCTGGTACTCCTGGGACAATGCCGACCAATTGGGGAACCAGCATCGCAGGAGGGCTAACTAGGAGTGTCGTAGGCTCTGGTACCGAGAATGGCATAGACTATGTAGATATCCGAGTGTTCGGCACTACTAGTAACGCTGGCCTATTCCTCAACCTCGGCTTCGACTCCACTCCCAACGCCCCTGCCCTTACGGTCGGACAAAACTTAGCTATGTCTGTTTATTGCGCTCTTGTAGGTGGTTCGATGCCGCCCGGAGGTCTTAAACATACAATAACGGCTCTTGATGCCTCTAGGATCAGTCTTTCGTCGTGGCCTCAAGGACCACAATTCAATCCTACATCTACTCTTACCCGCTACTCCTCCGTTGTGGCCGCTACCCACGCAAGTACTGCCTTTGCAATACCGGGTATTTGGAGCAGCTTTCAGAGCGGCCTTGCGGTTGACTTTACGCTCCGGTTCGGCTGGCCCCAGGCTGAGGCTAACGTGCCTCACTCTAGCAGCATCATCCTACCTCTTGCTGGGACTACTGGTGCTTCTACCAGAGGGAACGATCTGATCAATGAGCCATTCATCGAGGCGTTTCCGTCAAGCATGGGCACAGTCCTTGGACGCACTACGCTAGACACCTTCACAAGCATCGGTCAGTCTATTTTTCAGGTGGATGACGGAACTCTCAGCAACCGTCTTACCGTTTACAATGACCCGAATAACGGTAACCT